GTACAAATAATAATTTTAAATCATCACCAACTAATTCAATTTTTACTTTAGGAAACTCTGATGTAAATGAATCAGAAAATATTGTCTGTTATGCTTGGGCACCCATACAAGGCTACAGTAGATTTGGTAGTTTCACAGGTAATGGGAATGATAATGGCCCATTCATTTATACAGGATTCAAACCATCGTTGGTAATGATAAAAAGAGTTAATAATTCTGGTGCATGGCATATGTATTCTAGTTCTGCAAATGGAATACATAAGTATAATGAAATAACGACAAGACTTGAAGCAGATACTGCCGATGCAACAAAAACACATGTATATTATCAACTAGATTTTCTTAGTAATGGATTTAAATTCTGGGAAGAAGGAGATAATATAAATGGTAGTGGAGATACAATGATATATTGTGCTTGGGCTGAATTTCCATTTGTCTCATCAGATGGAGTACCAGCAACAGCAGTTTAATGGCTAAAAGAATAAGTACAAGAGACACATATTTTACACCAGTAAGAAAAAGAACAAGTATAGGAAATTCAACAAGGAGTAAACCTAAAAATAAACATAAATTAAAATCATGGAAAAAATATAATAGGCAAGGAAAATAATGGCAACTAAAAAGAAAAAATATCAGGAAGGTTCGACTGTAACTCAAGGAGCAGCACCTACTTTAGAGCAGAGACATGACCCTATATTAGGAAAAGTTGAAACACAATCTGGTATTGACCCTACTCAAGCAACTACTTCATTACCTTCGGGTACTGAAATGATTCATACACCTCAAGCAATACAAACTAATGAGTTAATGACATCAACTGGAAAATTAGTTGGTACATCAACTCCAGTAACAGCAGCTCAAGGAACAACTCCTACTCAAATAACTTCTCCAACAGCACCTACTCCCGGAACATATGCAGCAACTGCTGTATATAATCAAGTAACTGATGCTAATGCTGCATTAGGTGCGTTAAGTCAAAATGCTCAAATAAATTCACCACAAGGAACTGTTAGTTCTCAAGCACTATCACAAGCAGCAACTGGACAGGCTACACAAGCAACAACTCCTGTAAGAACTTTATCAACGCAAGAATTAGTAGAGTCAGCAACATTATCTGATATTGGGGGATACCAATCAGCATCAGAACAAACAATGAGTACTCCTCAAGAAGCTACTGTACAATACCAATTAACTCAATTAATGTCTCAGTTTGATAATAATCAAATTCCTGCATTTGCTGCACCTGCAATAAAAGTTGCAAATGATGCAATGTTACAAAGAGGTCTTGGTGCTTCTAGTATGGCAGGACAAGCTATATTAAAAGCAGCAATGGAAGCAACTACTGCTATAGCTGTACAAGATGCAAATATGTATGCTCAATTTAATATGGCTAATTTGAGTAATAAACAACAAACAGCAATTGTAAATGCACAATTAAGAGCTACATTAACTGGACAAGAATTAACTAATGAACAACAATCAAGAGTTTTAAATACAGCAAAAGTTTCTGAAGTTAATAATTTAAATTTTACTGCTGAACAAACAGTAGCATTAGAAAATGCAAGATTAATGCAAAATATGTCTCTAGCAAATTTAAATAATGCACAACAATCAGCTTTACAAAATGCTGCAACATTAGCAAATATGGATGTAAGAAATTTAGATGCTAGATTAACTGCGGCAGTACAAAATGCTAAATCATTTTTAGATTTAGATATGGCAAATTTAACAAACGACCAACAAGCAAAGACTTTAACTTATCAATCAAAAATACAAAGTCTTTTAAGTGATACAGCAGGACAAAATGCCGCTTCTCAATTTAATGCAAAAGCTCAAGACCAAGTTGACCAATTTTATAAAACATTAAGTACAAGTATACAAACTGCTAACGCAAATAGAGTATCAGCACAAGAACAGTTTAATGTTGACCAAGCAAATTCTGTACGTAAATTTAATACTGAAATGGAAAATGAAAGAGATAAATTTGATTCTGAAATGAATTTATTAATAGACCAATCTAATGTAGTATGGAGACGTGGAATTAATACTACTACAAATGCAGAACAAAATAGAGTTAATCAAGTTAATGCTCAAAATCTTTTAGATTTAACTACATCTGCACAGAATCAATTATGGAATAGATATAGAGATGAAGCAGGTTGGTTACTACAATTACAAGAATCGAGAGAAGCAAGAGCACATCAAGCAGCATTACAAGCACAACAAAATAACTTTAGTTGGGATACTTACGAAAAACAATCAAAAGATAGTATGTGGTTAGCTATTGGTGGTGCTATTATTGATGGGATATTTGGTTAGGAGTAATTATGTCAAAAAAATTAGGAATACTTAATGCATTAGGTACTATGGGTAAGGATATTAAAGGTTTAGTTCGTGGTACATTAGGTATAGAAGAAGGTAAAGAATCAACAGGTTTTATGGCGAAAGCATTAGGAAGTTTTACAGATAAAACAGATGCTAAAGGAATAACTACACCGGGAATGGCAAAAAGTGCAATAGATAAATGGCCTACATTTAAACCAACTGGTGTTAGTGTAGGTTATCAAGGTGGTCAGATGGGTAACGCTTTACGAGGTTTAGATTATTTTTCAAAACTAAATAATGCTCAAATTTTACTAGCAAGAGATAATTGGAATGCTGTTTATGATGCTATTAGCACTAGTAATAGACTTCCAAAATTATCTTCTAGTGATGATATTGATGAATCAATAACAGCAGCTAGTCCAACAATAAATTTAGATTCAACAAAACTTAGTTAAGGAGTAAAATGGAAAGAGAAGGTTTAGAAAATTTAGATTCATTTGCAGCAACACCTCCGGGTATTGGTATGACATCTCCTAAAGGAAATTTTCCTTGGGAACGTCCCGCAAAAGTAGATAACCCAGAAGAAGCAGCTAATATTATTATTGAAAAAATTGAAGGGCAACCACAAGTTAAAGAACAAATGCTTAATCTTATGTCAGTTGGGTCGCCTATAGAAACTATTGTAAATACTGTTACATTTATGGGTTTTGTAAATGGAGAATGGACACCAGATACAGCAGAATTAATTAAACCAGCTTTAATGTTCTATTTTATTGGGGCAGCTTTAGAAAATAATATAGAAGCTACTGTATATAATGTAGAACCAAATGAAGAAAATCAACAATCTGAACAAGATTTAATTAGAATTATGAAAGACTTTAGACCAGATGAATTTGAAATGGCTATGACAGAATTACCACAAAGTGAAAATAATGTAGCTGTTATGGATGGAATGGTAGAAGAACCAGAACAAACAATTCCAGATGAAGGTCAAAGTATTGAAGGATTTATGACAAGGAAGGAAGTATAATGACAGCTTTTCACGCATTTGTAACAGGATTAGCAGGGCGATACTCTGATATAAAACAAGAACAACGAAATTTAGCAGGGCAAGAAAAACTTGCACAGCTTGAATTAGAAAAACAATCAATTGCTTCTGGGCCACAGACAAAAAAATATGGTAATATGACATATATGCGTACTGACCCTAGAGATTTAGCTAATGATGATTTAAAAGCATTTCAAGCAGTTGCGGATTATGCTAATATGCTTGATGGAGCTAGTGCTGAAGATATTGCTTCTTTATCTGATGCAGAAAGAAAAGAATTAGAAATGAATGTTAAAGGGACATGGAGTGCTTTTACTGCTTTACAAAGTCCGGGAACAGGTGGAAGTGGTGATAATTTAAAAGAGTACTACAGAATATTTCCAAACTTAGATGCCTTTACTAAATTACCAGATTTACATGAATATATGTTATCTTCTGACCCAACAAAAAGTATAACAGGTGATATTACTTATGATACTGAACATGAAATATTAGGTATAGGTAATAATGAACAGGGTACTCCTGCAATATTTAAACCAGCAGATGAAGAATCTTTTAAACAAGAATCATTAACAGGAAATGCAACTAATGTTCCAAATTCTTTAATTATGACACCAAAAAAATTAGGTGGTAAATATGATTTTGGTGGGCCAGAAAAAGAAAAACAATTTTATAGTGATATTAATTCTATATTAACAAGTAGACAATTCGGAGGTATGCAAGATGGTGAAGCTCAAGCATTAATGAATAATAAAAATATGCCTTGGGCGGGTTTAGCTGTATATGCTGCATATGGTTATAGTACAGGTGGTATGGATGCACAAACTTTTGGAAAAGAAATGGCAGAGTTACAAGCTATTTATGGTATAGATGATGAAAAAATAATGATGGTAGCTTCTAGAGGTTTAATGAAGTATACTGTAAGTCCAAATGCAGGAAATACAAGAGCATTAATTGAAAGAAAAAATAGTGATTATACTGATTCACAACAAAAAGCTATTGATAATGCAGCACAACAATCTACTTTAATTAGAGAAGATTTGTTAGACCTTATAGAGTTATATGAACGAGGTGTATATAAAACTGGCCCATTAGGCCCATTGGAATCACTAGCAAGAGGTGTATTTACAGATGAAGGTTCTATTATAAATCAACTTAGATATTTAAGTGAAGACTCAGGTAAATGGACAAATTTTGAAGGAATTGATGGGGCAGTAAAAGGTAATGTAGCAATGGGTGCAAGAACAATGACTACTGATAGTAAACAAAAAGGAAGTTTAGCTTGGCATATTGCAGGTCTTGAAGAATCTATTCGTAAAAGTAATACAAATGAAGGTAAAGATAGGTATTGGGATTATGAACTACAAAAATGGGTACGTAAAACTAAACAAGGACAGGGTGAAGGATATAGAGCTAGAAAAATTTTAGAAATAAGTTTAGCATATCGTCTAACAGTTTTAGAACAAGGCTCAGGTGGTAATACAATTTCTGATAAAGACTTTGCAAAATCTTTAGGTAGAATACAAAGTGGTTTACTTAGTTCAAAAGAGCAAGTTATTGATGGATTAAAAAAAGAATTACAATTAGCTTCTAGAGGTATGATTACAACAAATATTCAAACTAGTAATCCTTATAATTGGAAAGTATCAAAAGATTTACGTTATTTGTATGGTCATTTTAGAACAGAAAAACAAAATTTATGGTCTGATATTGATAGAAAGTATAATGCTTTTTATGGTGGTGGTGCAAATAAAAAAATAGATTCTTTAAATGAAGTAATGGCAAATAGAGTATCTTATCTTCGAAATAATTTAAATTTTACTCTTGGTGTGATGGAAAAAGGAAAAGGATTATATGAGGATTTAACGGAAGATGAAATGGCATGGGTTTTAGATGATGCAGGATTTTTTAAAAATGCAGAAAATCAATCTGGTACTAGTAATAATAATTCTGTAACTTCAAATAATGAAACAAATAATAATGATAATATTGTTAGTGGAAATTTAGAAGGAATGACAGTTGCAAATGAACAAAGAAATCAACTAGCAGGTCAAGGTTATATTAATCTTCCTGCACAGATAGATAAAAGACCAACAAAGGTTATACAAAAACCATTTGGATTATTTGAAGACGATTTAGAAACAGTACAAAAACAATGGGATACACAATATGGACAATGGTATAAGGAAGATGGCTCATTAAAAGATGGTGTTAGTGAAATACCATTTGAAGATTTAAATAAATTATTTAAAGATAAAAAATCAAAAATAATTAAATTATTACAAAACAGAGTATTACCAAGACCTGATGATTTACCATTACAAGTTCCGGCTAAACCTACTTTAGCAAGAGATGCTAATGTAAAACGTAATCAAAAAGAATTAGACCTATTAAGAATAGCAAGACGTAATTGGGAATTAAAATATGGTAAATATTACAATCCAGATGGGACTTTAATTTTACATCCGGAAGAAGCAAATAAAAGTTTCACTACAAAAGTTAAGGAGACATTCTAATGTCAGATAAAGAAAGATTAAATTATAATAAAGAACAAATTGATACTATTCGATATTGGCAACAACAAATGCAACCTAAAGATTTAGGAGGTATTGGCTATGAAGAATTTGTAGAACAACATGGGCCATTATTTGCAGCCCAAATTGAACGTATGGGTGGCAGATTAAATAAATTTAATGAACAACAGGGAAATAAAAAATTACAAACAGAAGATAATTTTGCTGTTACATATAGAGATGCTCATAAAGATAGTTTCTGGAGTGGTGAACAAGAATCAGTAGGTGCTTCAGCAGCAAAAGGATTTAGTAGAGGTGCTGTAGGAACTTTTAATTTTCTTATTGATGCAGGTAGAGAACTTGTTGATTTGGAAAACTATGCAAAACTTACAGATTTTGTAGGTAATAAATTATTACCGGGAAAACCTTTAGCTTTAGAGAGATGGACAGAAGAAATGAAAGCTAAAGCATTACAACGAGAAGGTGGCTTTGGTTTTTATGGTAGAGCTATAGCAACTCCGGGTGATGCTAAAAAGTATTTTGATGATTCAGATTTTTATGAAGCAAGACCTTGGTTAAAAATGACTAAGCCTTTTGAAGGTGAAGACTTAGGTGCTATAGGTACAGCCGCAGAAATTGTTGCAAATGAAATAGCATTTATGGGGCCTTTAGCTTTTCTTCGATTAGCAAAAGCAGGAAGACACGTTACACATTTTAGTAATGTTGCTGATAAAAATTATGGTAGAATATTAACAGGTAAAAGTTATATGAAACCTATGGATGCTAGTGATTTAGATATGGCAAAATTAGGTGTTCATCCAACATTATCATCTAGAAAAGCTAGATATGTAGGAGAAGATGCAGGAAGAACACATAAACAAATGGCTGAAGCTCTATCAGAATCTTTAGATAGAAAAGTTAGTGTAAGAGAAGCAAAAGCATTACAAAAATTAAATGCACGTTATGGTAATGATAAAGACTTTTTTCAAACTATAAAAGATGCAGGAGATAGAGGTGATGTAGCATGGAAAAATCCTTTACAAAAATTATCTAAAACATTAAATCCAAAAGAAGCAAGAAAAATACAAAGATTAGTTCAGACAGGTTCATCAAAAGGACGTTTTTTATTTAGAGGAAGTGCCGGAGGTGCATACAAAGAAACAGAATTAATAGCTTCTACTGCTGCTGTAGCAGGTGGTGCATGGGTAGGAGAAGGATTAGGTGAAGATTTTGTTGTACTTGGAGAAGTAGGTGGTGGTTTAATGGGGCCATCTTTATTTAAAAATGTTGGTGGTGCTGTACCAGATGCATGGAATACTATGCGTTATCATTTTGGAACAGCAGATATTGCTACAAAAGAAGATACATTATTATCTGCAGCTTTTGGCAAAACTAAAAAACAATTAGAAGAATTAAAATTAGATAAAAATAAAGGTCAAAGAGAACAGCTAATTAATATGGCTAAAACTTTACCTGCTCCAAAAATTCCTATATTATTTGATTTTGCTAGTGGTGAAAGAAAAAAATTAAAAGCATACAGAGAATTAACAACACAAATACAAGACTTACCTGCTGATGTACAAGCAGAAATTTCAGCAAGAATAGCAAGAGCAGAAGAATTATTAGGAGAGAATCCTGATATATATGCTTCTCTATCTGCTATTACTGGTATTACTGTACTAGAAACAATTGAACAATCCGCAAGAGCAAAAGATACTTTAGGTAAAGGTGTTAAAATTAATTTAAGTGCAGACCAATTAAAGCACGTACAAAGAAAAATACAAACTATGGAAGGTCTTATAACTCGATTAGAACAATTTAAATATGATAAGTTAGGGTCGGATGTTTCAAATAATGAACATTGGAAAATGTTAAACAATAGAATTGTTGATGAAGTTAATAGTCATTTAGATGATTTAGAAATTGTAACTAATAGAGAAATTCAATTAACTGCTGATAGACTTAGAAATAGAACAATGCAATTAATTGAAGAAAATGTTAATGCTCAAAAATTAACTGATAAAGATTTAGAATTATTAGGAACTGCTACTAAAGATAATTACTGGAAGAAAAAAGGTGTTAATGAATTAATAGATATAACTGATGATGGTCAGATGTCGACCTTTAGTAAAAATTTACAAGATGATTATAATAAATTTAAAAATGAACAGGGTGCATTTATAGTTGCAGATGGTACTGGAGATTCACGTATTATGTTTAATCATGGTGTATCAGAAAAAACATTAGCTGAAAATATGAAGATACATAATGACTTATTAATAAGGGCATATCAAGATGATAAACAAGCATATAAAACATTATATGAAGCTATCCCGGGATACAGTGATAGAACATTAAAAGTTGAAGGTACAGATTGGATGGAAAATGTTCATAATGCTATCTTAGATAATGTAGATGAAATGAGTGGGGGTATTGGAAGAATAAATCAATATCCTATGCTTGAGAAAAATTTATTTCCATTTATAATTAATGCTCGTAGAACAGGATTAAGAAATTTAGGAAATAAAAGTGAAGAGGCTTTAGATACATTCTTATTTGAATATCAAAAAACTAAAAAGGGCTTTGAAGATGTGACTATTGAAGAAATTGCAGAAAATAGACAAACATTAATAGATGCATATTCTAAAGATATTAGCAATACTGATATTTATGATGTTTTAAAACAAGGTAAAATTAAAATGCCGGTTGAATTGAAAGGAATGGTTGATGCTAGAGGAATGATGTATCGTATGGCACATAAACATTCTGTACAAAATGGTGGTGAAGGTGCTATGAAAGGTATGTATGAATATAGAATTGCACAAGCTATTAATGATTCATTAGATAAACTACCGGGAAATACAGAACTTAAAAAAGCTCAAAAAGTATACAAAGAAAGATACGCTAATAAGTGGATGGAAGGCTTAACATACACTATGTTTGGTAGAGCTTTACAACAAAAAGATTATGATAAATTATCTGAATTTGACAAATTCTTTAAAATGAATCCTGTAAAAGCAAAAGAACAATTTATGAAAGTTTATGCTAATGAGGCAGGAGATGTTAATCAATCTGCTGTTGAATTATTAAAAGATAGTTTAGCTCGTTATTATATGCAACCAGATGCTAAAAATTTATCAAGAGAATGGTTTAATTCTTTCGGTGATATTTTAGATTTAAAACCTTTAACTAAAGCAGATACAGGTGAAATTATTCCGGGTTCTGTACAGTATGGTAAAGGAGGACTTAAAGGTTATAAAGATTCTCAGGCTGAATTTATAGCAGATAGAAATAGAATACAAACAGAAGCAAAAACTAACCTTGAAGCATTAATGAAAATGGTTAGAACAAGTGCTGTAAGAAAAGATGTATTTGGTGACAACATTCCACTTTCTACAATAGAACGATTAAGTAGAGAAACTGACCCAGAAAGATTTAGAGAATTTATTTTAAATCCTAGTCAAGAAGGTGGTTATGAAAATATGGCAGAAGCTATTATAGATGTAATTAATCGAAGTGACAACCCTGCAGAAAAAGCAGAAGCAACTAAGTCACTTAAAGTTGTTCTATGGCAAGGTGCAATGGATAAAGTTATTACACGAAATCCAGAACTTGGTTTTGATAGTACACAAAAAGCATTTAAATCTGGACAAGATGTTAATGCTGCAGCTTTAGATGAATTTATAGCTACAAATAAAAATGTGTTAAAGAAAATATATTCTGAAAAAGAATTTAAAGACATGCAGGATTTGAATGAAATAATTCAATTAGTTGCAGGACAAGTTACTAGACCTAATGTATCTGGTATGCCTAAGCCAATGACGATACCGGCTGTAATGTCAAGAGTTTATGGTATATTTAGAGGAGTTATTTCACCTAAATATGTAATAACAGAATTATTATATCAAGATGCTAGATTTAGAAGAGGTAAATTATTAGAAGATATAGCTACTGACCCAGATGCAGCAAGAATAATGGCTGATGTTGTTCTTTACAATCAAATAAAAAATAGAAGAGTAAGAAGTGAATTTACTAGATATTGGGCAGGAGCAACACAACGATTTGCTACTGATTGGTATGATGACCCTGTAAAACCGGGTATTTATGCTGAAAATACAATGCATGAATTATGGAATGAACAATCAGATGATGATTATGAATGGCAGGATGACTAATGGCTGAATGGGAGAAAGAAATAGCTGAACTCAAAACAGATGTTAGATACATCAGAGACGATATTAATATTATGCAAAAACAAATAAGAGATTTAAATAAAACATCCAACATGGGAGTTGGAGGAATAAAAGTTTTTTTAGCTATAGGTGGTATACTTGGAGCTATTTGGGCTTTTATGAAAATAACTAACTAGGGAGGAAAAATGGAAAAACTAAAATCAATGTGGAATGGCTTGAGTAAAAAGGGTAAGATTGCCCTAGTTGCTGTTGTAGTTATCGCAGTTATAGTAGCATACAATGCCATTATATAAGTTTAAAAATAAAAAAACAGGTCGTACTTTTGAAAAGTTACTGACCTTTGAAGAACATGATAGGTATTTGGAAAATAAAAATATCGTACAAATACCTACTGGTTTTAAAATTGCTAATTTAATTAGTAGTAATGAAAATAAAGTAAGAGAACAACTTTGGAATACTGCACAGGCAGGAAAGAAACAATCAAATTGGAAAGATAACAGAGGATAATATGTTTGGATTACCAGTAGAAATGATTACAATGTTAGGGTCTAGTGTACTAGGCGGTGTTATGACTATTTGGGGTCAAAGCATAAAAGCAAAACAAGAATCCCAAAAAATGTTACTTGCTCGTGGCAAATTTCAAATGGAAGAAATAGATAAAGCTAGAAAATATGAAAATAAAGGGTTTCAATTTACAAGAAGAATAATTGCATTAACAGCAGTGTTCTTTATTATAGTCTGGCCTAAACTTGTACCTGTATTTTTTGATACAAGTGTCTTTTTAACATGGACAGAATTTAGTAGAGGTTTCTTGTTCTTAATTGAACAGAAAGAAATGCTTGTTGATAGACAATATGCAGGTGTTGTAATAACACCGATGGATACACATTTAATGGCTTCAATTATTGGATTGTATTTTGGTGGTAGTCTGGTAAAAAAATAATGAAGGTATCAGAATCCACCAATGTACAGATGCCGCTTAAAACGGTTGTTTCCCTCATCACGTTGGTAGCTGTAGGAACGTGGGCCTACTTTGGGATTATCGAGAGGCTAAATTCCGTGGAAACTCGTGTCACTTTATCAGAAGCTGACCTTACGAAGAATACAGAGTTTAGAATCAAATGGCCAAGAGGAGAATTGGGGTCGCTCCCGGCAGATGCTCAACAGGATTTATTGATAGAATTTATGAGTTCTCAGCTTGAATCTATGCAGTCTGATATGGAGAGTATGATGTCAAATACCGTGAATATTAAGAGAGCACAGCAGGATATAGAACGATTATTAGGGGATGTGGAGAAGCTAAAAGATAAAATTAGAGAATCTAATGGAAGTTATTAGTATAATTGTAATGTTCATGTTTGGTAATATGAACGACCAAAAACATCAAATGACACAGTATATTCCTATGGAATCCTTATCTTCCTGTATGAAAGAAGTTAGAATATTAAAAAAACAACAAACAGATTATACTAAAGATGCATTTTGTAGCCCTGCTATTGTAGAAATTAAAGATGGTGAAGTAATTGCATTATATAATAACGTACCCGAAGGTGCTAAAATGGTTAAAAAAAATATAAGTAAAGAGGCATTTGAAAGGTGGACACTTAAAGCGAAGGAAAAATGGGAGAGGGACTAAATGAAATGGGTACGAAACAATTTTATATTACTTACAATATTAATATTAATAGCTGTATGGGCAAAGCCTGTAATAGCAGATTCAACAAATGATGATAATACCCAGACAAATTCTTCAGGAAGTAATACTCAAATAACAGGTGGATATACATCAACAACAACAAATAATAATGATGGGCAAACAAACACAACAACATCAACAACAACTAATACAACAACTACCAATGGGTCAGATGTACCTGTCAACTCAGCAAATTCACCAAGTTACTCCTCAATGTCTCAAGATGTGTGTAGTATGGGTGTTAGTGGCTCCGTTTCTACCCTTGGTTTTGGTGCTTCTGTTGGTAAACATATTAGGGATTTAAATTGTGAACGTATAAAGTTATCTAAAGTTCTATATGATTATGGAATGAAAGTAGCGGCTGTTTCTATATTATGTCAAGATGAAAGAGTTTTTGAAGCTATGATGATGGCTGGTACACCATGTCCTTTTGAAGGAAAAATTGGTAAAGATGCTATAGACCAATGGAATAAATATGATTTGGAAAGACCAGATTATGAAATGTATATACAAAAACTGGAAAACAGGTCTCGTATTGATGAAGAACTTGCAGAAATAGCAAGACAAGAAGAAGCAGAAAGACTTAGATTAGAACAGGAAGCTATTGCTAAAAAAATAGCAGAAGAAAAAGCAAAATTAGAAACACTAAAACAACAAGAAGAAGTTGATAATATTATAATTGAAACCGATTTACAAACAAACGAAATAAAAATTATTAACGTACACAAATAATGAAATACATTATTGCTGTATTAGCTCTTTGCAGTTTCCTATTTGCATGGGAAAAAGCATTTGGCGAAACTATAACAACAGGAAATTTACTTCCTAATTCTGGTGATGGGGTAGATTGGGGTTCTAGTAGCACAGACCAAATTCATCCAGATTCTGGTTCTGGTTATGTAAGTAATGGTAGTACAATAAATGGATTTGATATTACTTGTTCTACATCACAATCTAATTGTGGATATAAATATAGTGTAGGTGGTGATTTTGAAGTTACTGGTACAGCAACAGTAAGTGTAGATGATATAGCATTAACAAATAATTCTATTAATCAATCAATGCTTGATAATGGTGTTACATTAAATAGTTATGTGGATGTTGCAAACTGTGAAAGTACAGAAGGTAATTGTGAATCTAAAGGTGGTAATAATGATTCGCATACTACAACTATAATATTAAAAGATTCTAGTGGTAATGTATTAAGTACTACAACACAAACAAGAACAGATGTTACAGGGTTTCAAGGTAATTGTAATGGCTATCCGGGTACAACTACTACAGGTGTAACTGCAAATTGTGGTCAATATAATGATAGAATTATATACTTAGGTGTAGGCAGTAATAAAGTAGATTGGTCTTGGTTAGGTACAGATAGTAACTACACTAATCAATCTAGACAAGGGCCAAATTTATTAGGTTCATCTTTAACGATGACTTATAATAATACAGAGTATGACCCTATTGATGACAGCACACAAGATGTTATTGATGATATTGATGACGACATTGTAGATATAATAGAAGATATACCAGAAGATTTTGATTGGTATAATGACGACATAGTATTTGATGATACATATACTTGGGAAGAAGAAGAGTATACTTGGGAAGATGACTATGCTTGGGAAGAAGATTTTTATTTTGAAGAAGAATTAGAAACTATAGATTTCGATATGGTAGACTTTGAAGAGCTACCAATGTTTGAAGAGTTTGAAACTTTTGAAGAAATGCCTATAATAGAAGAGGTATTTTTTGAAGAGGATTATATAATGGAACCTCCACCTCTTGAGATGATGGAGGAAATATTTACAGAAGAATTTGAGGAGGACTTTACTGAATTTTTAGAAGAAACAGGCATGGAAGAAGAGTTCATGGAGTTTCTAGAGGATGAAGGCATAACAGCCGAGGAATTTTTTGAAGAGATAACCGAGGAGGAGTTTGATGATGAACCTACTACGGAATCTTTTGAAGAGTTTGAGGAAGAGTTTGAAGAAGTCGCAACAAATGAAGAAAGCACACCAGAGATTATTGAGACTGAAGAAGAAACAGTGGAGCTTGAGTCAGAAGCTGAACCAATGGAAGAAGAAACAGAAGTAGCAAGTAATGAATCAGAGCAACAAGAAGAACCACAGGAGGAGGAATCCAATAGCGAAACAACTGAGGAATCCGATGTATCGGCAGAAGAAAGTGGAGAGCAAGATGATATACAATCGGAAGATGGACAAGTGGACACCGAGGACGGGGCTATTACAGATGTTGCAAAAGTAGAAACAAAATTAAAACAGAATTTAAAAAAGATAGCTAAACAAATAGCTAAAGTTACAAAAGAAACAACTCAAAACTTATCAAAAGAGGATTTATTTTTTAAGAATAATAGCCTCGATTCGTATTCAGATATAGTATTTTATACCACAAAAGATATATATGAACAAACAAATATGGGGCTATTTTTACAAATAGATTTGTCTTCCTATTCTGGGGAGATATATGTAGGAACTTCTTTGAAATCTTACACTGAAAACGACCCTGTGGAAGTACACAGAGTTAAATTAATAGAAATAAATAGTAAAAAAAACAAACTAATCGCTGAACTGGAGGCACTTAAACAATGAAAATAATGGATAAACTTAGCACATATGCGGCATTAATAGGAACTGTAACAGCTATTGGAGGAGGTTTTTATGCATGGGGCGAGTTCAATACTAGACTTTCTGCATTAGAAAGTGAGCCTCCTGTAAATTTACAGCCATTACATAGTAAAGATAAAGAATTAGAAAAACAATTTGATGAAGTATTGTTATATGCTAATGAATATAAAGTAGATTTAATAGATAGAATTGCAACTGTAGAAGAAAAAATACAACCTGTTGATTTAACAAAAGTATTCAAAGAGATAGGTAAAATAAGAGAACAGATAGCTATGCTACCTAAACCTATTGATACAAAACCTATTCTTGAATCACTTCAAACACTAGAAGAATATGGTTGGGAACTTGAAGAAGACATTGAACAACTAAGCAAAGATGTTGCTATAGTTAAAAAAGAAAATGAATTACAAGATGTTCAAATAGAAGAGATTAAATTAAAATCTAATAATCCTTTATCTAATTAATTTCTTCTTCTAAATTTTTATCTTCTTTTTTACCAAAGACAGGAACATAATTATCCCTTATATCTTCTCTTAATTCTTTTAATTGCTCTCGTTCTTCGGGAGTTGTTATTGATTTTGTAGGTAGTTGCACACCAGCATCTCGTTGGGCTTGTGCAATAGCAGATGATACTGCACCTCTTTCCCCTTCAACTTTTACTTCATCTCCTTTATTTTTATGACCATTAGATAACAGCGAATAAAAATCATTATTTGTTAATTGTACGTGTGATTTATCATCATATACAATAACCCAAGTTCTAATATGAGCACCATGTGTTGTTGTTAATTCCCATTTCCTAAACGAATGTACTGTTTTTGTAGGTACAGTTCCCTTTGTCAACAATTCCATCATTTTCATTCTTGTTAGATTTGTTGTATCATTATCTTCAAAAGTTAATTCCCAAATTTTATCTTCATGTGCGTGGGTATCTGGATTGGTACCGCCAGAATCATTTTGCACTATATTTATAATAGTTTTTGTCATCCTAAATATCCCTTGACATCTTTAATATCTTGTTCAAAAAGATTGTTTATATATTTTATCACGTTTTCATACCTTATTGTATCTACGTAATTTTCGTTCCACTTATCCATGTGTTTACGAAACTCTTTAGGTGGGCAAGTCCATTTCTCTGAAAAAAAATTACCCTTTGAATCAATTCCAAAATATAATAACTGTAGTATTGCTTCATTATTGTTTGGTAGTTTCTTTTCTGCCATCTTTTTTCTCTACATCTGGCAGTTGTGTTAGTATTGTTATTAAATTAAAAACCTCACTATAAGGTCTACTCCCTAAATACTTTATTAAAATATTTAGTTGTTCAATTGTTATTTGCTTCATTACTTTCCTTTTTAAATTGTATTTCACCAGCTATCGCACCATACGCAGCCATATCTATATAAGTATCTTTACTTACAGCACCTAATTTTGTTCTTGCCATTTTCAATAAAGCCATCATAATTGCTACATCATGTGGTTCTACTTTTGTATCTAAATAAGCAGACCAAAGTTTAGCTATATTACTATGGTTTTCTGTTTTATCCCCATAATCCTTATGCCTATCCCCATCTACAAGATTCTTTGCTTCATTTAAAATTTCTGATGTTTTCATTTCTCCCCTATTTTTTTTCTATTTTTAAACCTATATAGACTAGTAGTATTAAACTTACGACCTACAATAAAAACTATAGAATTAATTACAGTATTAATTGTAACCATACTTAAAATCCACCATTTCCAAAATTCGTCCATTATACAGCAACATTATCTTTCTCAAATAATTCGTTTAAAGGTATTAACACACATTTAGAAGCATTTCTGTCCCCTACCATTTTGCTGTGTGTAGCTTTATACTTTTCAACAATTCTCTTTAATCTAGGAACTTCAAAAATTAGTTTACAATAATTATCTACACCTAGAGATAATATTTGTATCCAAAAATCAGATTCTGTTTTATCAATTCCACTAGGCTTACCATTACATTCATATTCTATAGCAATGTTACCTGTTTTTTTCCACCAATCTCTTTCTGTTTTAATTTCAATCTTTTTATTATGAAACATATCGTGAACTTGTTGTTCTCGTAATTGTCCATACTGCAAATCTAAATCAAATTTACTATTTTTTACCATTAGTTTTCCTAGGTCTAAATGGAATAACATTACTTAGTAATTCCCTCTTTGTTGTTTTTAATTTTTCTTGTAACATTACTTCCTTTCCTATTTCAATTAAATCTTCTTGATGTTTTATAGACATTTCACATAATCCTCTCATCATATAATATAATTCGTTAATGGGCTTATCCATTTTATCTACACACATAATATTAAATTGGTCTTCGCTTATAGGCGACATTATAACATACATTTTATTTTTCGGTAGTACTATTTCTTCATCCATTTATTTGGTATCCTATTATCTGCATATAAAAAATCATGCCTGTTACACCAATCAGCATATGAAGTTTTACTCCCTTTGTATATCTTCTTTTTAGAATTAGGAAATATAAACCGAACATCCAAATGAGGATTCTGCGTTTTAAGAAGTAAATGTTTAACTCTATCCACCACATCTAAATGTCCTTTTAATTCTAAATAAAATCCATATTCAATTAAATAAAAATCTGGTGTATATGTTTTAATGGGTAAAATATATCTAAATTTATCTTTTTCATATTCGTATTTAATTTTATTCTTTGCCAAATATTGTGCAAATTCAAATTCAAATCTACTTCTAAAGCCATGACTTAATTTCATTTAACCACAGTTTTAGGTTTATATATCTCATATAACTCTTCTAGTCGTAAATCTAAATACTCTGCTGTTTTAGGGGAAGTCTTCCGTAATTCCTCTGTATATCCATGAATATCAGCAACTACAATAGCATTTCTGTCTAATAAATTTTTAATTTGTTCCATATCTTCGTCTACAGTGAATTTATTAGTGGTATAGGTCTCATCACCCCAGAGAACACGAAAAGGGTCTCTAGTGCGTAAAAATAGCACATTATGAGCATTTCGTTCTTTTGTGTACTCTTCTATGTAAAAAACATCACGATTTGACTCAATATCAGCATCATTAATCTCTAATTGAAATATTACAGGCAATTTTCTAAATCTTTCTCTTTTAATTTAGTATACCACACCATTGGTCTGTTCACAGCCCTCGTTGCAACCTTCTTATGCAACTCTGCTTTAGACCAACAATGATATTTGTAGCTACAAAAACTACAAGCTGTTGGCATTATTTCATTTCCTGTAAATATAGATTCACCTTTAATTTTTATTGATTCTTTTTTCGGTTCAAATAACTTCTTAAATGGCTTGTCTTCCACCAAAGACTTAACATTGTCACTAGCTTTTTGTAGTGCTTCATTTTTTTCTTCCTCCTGTTCTGTTGGGGCTTCACATATAGCCCATTCACCTGTTGATTTATTAATAGCAATCCACCCACCAAATGGTGAATTGTCTGCTTTAGCATATCCATAACCTTGTACGAGATAGCCAAATGGGTCATCTTCTTTTAATTTATTGTATCCACCATAATTGCCAAATTTATTTGTAAATGCATATGGACTTGCCGATTTTATGTCCCAAACTTTATTATCAATTTTTACATCTAATGTTCCACTAATTTCTTCTCCACCTATATCTGTTGATACTTCTTTTTGAGTGTGTTCTACATCTATTCCAGATGCTTTCATAATGAATATTGCAGATGCTTCTACTAAATCACCGATTAAAAATCGCATGACAGCATTATATTCTAAATCTTTTGGGAGTTCTTTTTTATCTAATTGTTGTTGACATAATGGTTTGCCTAAACCAGACATTCTCATTCGCCATTTTTTATTTTGGGGATTAAATTGTCGTCTTAATGCTTCTCCACAAGCCTTTTCAAATTCTTTAACAAGTTTAGGCGAGAGTTTAGCCTCGCCCTTACTTGCTTCGTGGAGATAATTCTTGACTAAATCAAGTATTGGAACCATTATTAACCAATCTGCTTTCTAAAATAGTATCTGCACTATCTTCTTTAAGTTTTTTATTGGTTCTATATGATTCCATGATACCATTATTAAAAGAATTAATGGATTCAAAGAATTGTAGTAGTTGAGCTTGGTCGTCTTTAGAAAACTTACCAAATCCTACTGTTTTAGCATTAGCACCATAATAAATATTACCACCTCTTTTACCTTTAACAGTAGATAGTTCGGCTGTTGCAGTAGGCATAAGTTTTCTTTGTGCCTCGATTGTTTTAATCCAATCAGAAATACGCATAAAACTAGAACCTCTTACATACCAAACACATGGTATATCTTTTATAGTTGCAGGGTTACCTGTGGCATCCTGCCCCTCTGGTATGGACACCAAACCATAAAGTACTTGGACACATTTAATGCCCTTCTGAAGTACTGCATCGGGAGAATGTTCGTCAAGTGTTTTTAAGACATCGGGGGCAAGTTTACCACATTTTAATCCACCTGTAGAATCATAAAATAAATCATTCATACTACGAGATTGGATTGTCTGACTACCGAATGAATTACTATCATTATCCCATACAGAATACATGAAAGTACGAACAAAAGGTCTATAAATAACTTTGGGAGCAAAGATACTTTTACCTTCTGAATTTCTTATCATATAAAATCCTCTAGGAATCTGATTGCCATCATCATCTTCGGTAGAATGATTAATTGATAATCTAGGTGTTCCACCGCCAGTTGATGTATCACCAGATTGACCAATTAATTTCTTTAGCTTATCCTCTGATAAATCGTCTAGAGTTGTTGGAAGAGGATTATAACCAACATCTGCTACTTCGTTTGCGTTCAACATGAACCTCCAATTTGCAAAATTAATTTAAAAGGTAGCTTCGTGGGGCTTGGATGAACTCACCCACAACCTTTCCCGACAAATCATCCATTAAATGATAACGGTACTCAGTACCACCTTTAGACTTCTCATCCATTTGGACATACTCGCCTAAAAATGTGCCTTACAACTTTGTGATTGTTGTTCAGCCAGAAGCAATAATATATTTGCAAGTATATTATTCCTAAACAATATGTATATTATACAATATACAAAACTTATAGCAACTAAAATTCAACACTTACGTTAAATGATATAGTTCTTCTTAATCCTTTACCTCTAAATGGATATACTTGATGTAATAACCAAGCAGGAAATATAAATATTTGTCCCACATGAGGTTTTACAGAATATTTTGGGTCAATAAATATTTGTGGTGTACCATACAAAAATTCAATCCACCCTGCGTGTTCTCTTTCTTCATCTTTTTCTACAGATTCTGGCATTCTTAACCACCCTGCAGCCGATAATTGACCATAATGCATATGAGGAGGATTAAAATCTCCTGCTATAGAATTAACAAGCCAACTGTTATGCATAGCAACTTTTTTAATACCTTTTTCAGCCGCTTCATTGTCTGATTGGTCACTTTGTTTTAATTTTGTTTTTACATACAAATTAACACAAGCACCCATCCAATTAAATAATGAGGGTAAATTTTCATTCGGTTTTTCTTGCCATATATGGTCTTCAATTTTATGTTCTTGTTTCACATTACCTACAAGATTATCTGACCAATCTAATTGCTTAGATTTTTTATCACTTTTAGATATTTTATCTCCATAATTATTTAATAAATCCACATAAGGTTGTGGAATTTTAAACTCCATTAACATAGGACTAAATGGTGCGTGTAATGTACCACTTAATTTGTAATCTTTATAATCTGTCATTTATCTTCTAAAGCCCTTTCTAAATTACTAATTGCATTACGAATAAATACTTTCATTTTTTCCTTAGTATCCTGTCTTTTTTTTTCTTTTAAAATCATTTTTTTAAATGCTCTTCTAACATACACATCTGACATTTCAGATACTGGTATTTCTTCATCCCTATTTTTACTATAATAATAGACTTCATTAAGCATTATATTTCCTTAGTCTCTAACCAATTATCGCCTATTTTTAATTCAATACCAATAGGCATATCATAATTAATATTGTATCTACTATTACATTCATCCTTAATACTTAGCATCGCTATTCTTAAAACATCAATGCATTCAACTCTTTCTTCTGGATAAACATCAAGAATAATACTATCATGAACTGTGTTACATATAACACTTTTCATATTTCTTTTTTTCATTATAGCATATAGATTAACTAACGCAATAGGTAATAAATCTGCTGTTGCAAATCCTTGAACAGGATAATTCTTTATTGCTGTTGAATTTGTTACATTACCATACTGTGTATATCTAGCATAAGGAAATGAGTATTCTCTACCAGAAGGCAACTTAATTTTTTTAGTTTCAACTGCCTCTCTTTGTAATTTATCATGCCAATTAGTTACTTGCCAATACTTATGTTTAAATGCTTCATAGTATCTCATCTCTTTTGGAGTACCTAAAACACCACCATATAATGGTTTAAATGTATGTGCTTTTGCCTCTTGTCTTTCAACACCCATTGTATCTGCAGTATATTGATGAACATCTACATTATTTTCTACATCTCTATATAGCTGTTTATCCTTAGATAAGAAACCTGCAACTCTAAATTCTAATTGTCTATAATCACCTTCTAATATAAATCCATTTTTAAATCTACTAACAATGGCTTTTCTTACAGGGAAAGTAGCACCTCTAGGCATATTTTGAAAGTTAGGATTTCTAGAAGACAGCCGACCTGTTGCTGTTATACATTGCATAAATTGTGGATGAATAAAATTATTTACATCCAAACCTCTTTCTATTCCTTCAATAAATGTTCGTAGATACGTTCTTATAGCACTATATCTAGTGTATGATTGTAAAAAATCTTTTGCCGTTTCATTAGTTTCTGTTATATGTTTTATTGCTGTGTCCATATCAGTTTTAAATCCATTAACAGTACAATCCATAATATTTGTAGGTACTAATTTAAAACCTGCTACTTCATTTGTTGGTATATACAAAACACCTTTACCACTACATTTAGGACATTTTGGTGCTATTTTATATAAATCTCCTTTAACAGTATATTTTTTTATTGTTCCTTTTCCATAACAATTGTCGCATTGTTGTACTTTTGTTTTGTAAACAACGTCTGTCATCTGTGCTACCATGCGATTAAAGTCTCTTTTACTTAAATTTGGTCTCCTTTTAGGACGTTTTGCACCACCTCTTCGCACTTCTGTACCCAAATTAAAAGAATTTTTCCATATATTCTTATCTTTTACCTTACAACTGTACATGACTACTGACCTATCTTCGCCACTATCTAAATTAATTGGTGTATCTCCCATTGCCTCTTTAACCATTGTATCTAACTTTTTATTAAGTATTATCATTTCTGTCTGATATTCATCTCGTAATTTATGTAGTGTATCTACATTAATTTTTATACCATGAACTTCCATATCTGTCAATACTTTTGTCATATCAAAAGATAATTTAAGTGTTTCAGTTAAACTCATTTATATCCACCTCTAATAATTTACATTGTTCCATTGCTAATTCGTAAGTACAATCCACATCACCTCTACCATACTCTTCTATTAATTTATAAGGAATATTATCCATACCAACTCCACTTTTCATTTGACTTTCAATTAAATGTTTCTTTTTTTGTTTGACTTTTCTCCTCTTACAAGCACCATCCAACGACAAATCACAATGTACCCCTCGTGCAAGTATATACTCAACAACCATAGTATCATACAAAGAACCATTATAAGTAAAGCCACAGCCATACAACCAAGCCAAATCAAATTTAATGTTATGTCCAATGAGTACAGTAGTACTGTGTAGCAAATTTTGTAATATTCCTTTAGCATTTTCTGTTGGCTCTTTCTCTTTGTGATAAAACCATAAATAATCATTCTTCCCTGTATGTGTTTTAAAACCAACACTTACTAATTGATTATTACCATTATAAAAATAAGCATCATCTTTTTTAAATGTAGTTTCAATATCTAAACACGTTATCATCATTCAGCAAAATCCTTAAATACACCTGTTTTAACATCCATTTCACAAGTTACAGTAGAATGAACACCATTAACTTTATTTTTAGATATTGTTAAAAATCTTGTTGGGTCTAAATCGTAATCACCATTATTTCTACCTATGCCTATAATTATATCACCCTCACCTGCCTTACCTGTTTTAGAACCATCCAACATATCATAACTTATAATTTGTTTACCCTCTGCATCTGCACCTGCTTGGGATACAGCCCACACTAAACAATTATTTCTTTTTGCTATTTCTCTTGCTGAACTATATAATTCTTTTAATCGTTCATCCCCTCTATTAAAATTACCTCTTACTTTTATTTTATCTAATTGGTCAACAAATATAATATCTGGTTTATTTAAATCACAGTAGGATTGTATCTCCGATATATCTGTACCTACACTATCTATAACTGTTAATTTATCTTCCACTTCCATGTCTTGTAATTTGTTACTACAACTTTCAACATTGTCATACAAATCATCTTTTGACATATTTAATAAAGAACAGAAGATACGAATTTTTAATCTTGTTGCTCTTTCTTCATTAGCCCAATAAAAAACTTTATGTCCTGCTTTTACATATTCACTTGCTAAATAACAACAGAAAGATGTTTTACCAACTTCTGGTCTTGCAAATATAATTCCTAAGTCACCTTTGTTTAAACCCATAACTTGTGAGTACAAAGGTTTTAATGGAAATTTAAAATCACATGTTTTAGTTTCATTTGCGATTAAATCTTTTAGTGTATCTTTTATAATTGTAAAAGTTTCATGCTGTTCTGGGTCTTCTTTTAATGCTGTATCAATTATTCTTTGTAACACTCCAAAGTCATCACTTTGTCCTGTCCATATTGCTAATGCTTTATCTCCTATTTCTCTAGCTTTATCTCTTCGCCATAAATTAAATAATAAATCAAAAGCCATAGACATATTTGTAGGTGCAACACCTTTTAAATTTTCTATTTCTTCTTCTATATTATTGCGAGTAGATTCTGGCATTGCAGGATATCTATCTCTATGTAATGCAAGTAATTCATCAACTGTTAAGTCCACTTCATATTTTTGTTGTGATGAATTTATTGTTTCAAAAATTGTTGAATATTCTTTTGGAAACATATCTTTTGATAAAATGTTTTTAGCTTTATCCCAAAAATCTTTTCGCAGACACAATGCTATTACTTGTTTTTCAATCATTTTTTATTTTTTTTTAAATTTACTTTATTCATTTTGAAATACCTAATGTATTTATTAGTAACCCTAATGCAATCATAAGGATAAAAAATAAAATTACTTTAATTATTAATTCAATCATTTTTTATCTTTTTTAATTTTTCTATTCTTTCATCTCGTTGACGAAATGATTCTTTCATTGACATATCAAGTAATTCTTTTTCCTCTAACATCTTGGTATGAAAATCTTTTGGTTCATAAACAAATTGGGTAGAACAATAACCACACATTACTTTATTATCTTCATCAAAAGTGTACCATACAATGGGATGGTCATTATCACATGAAAATGTTTTTGTACTGATTATTTTAGGATTCATTTTTATTAATCACAGTACACCACCATTTTTATACAATCAATAATGCTTTGTTTTTCATCTTTATGTTCATTGTTCTTTTTTTTATTTTCTGCTTTTGCTTTACTATCTTCTGCAACAATAGTTATAGCCCTCGCTGTTTCTTTCGCAACCATAAAGGCACAACCATTTAATATTGTTACTATTAAAAATAAAAAACTAATTTTCTTTAATATTGTAATCTTCAATTAATTCATCCATTTCTAATTTCATTTGTTCCACTCTTTGCATAATGTCATCTAAATCTCTGTCATCCTCTGTCACAAGAATCTTCCCTAACTCATTGAAAATATTAGATAATTTCTCTTGAATTTCAGTTAGTTCAAACTTGTGTTCAGAGGACAACTTCATTTTATTTTATTTTTCTAACACTTGTAACATCCCAATCTGCATTAAAACCTGTGTTCCAACCATTTTTAAAATCAACACCATCGCCTTCATCTATTTCTTTACGAGCCATTTCTTCTGCTTCTTCTTCGCTGTTTGCTTCAAATACTTTTTTATAAGTTTCTTCTGACCATATATCTACTAAATATTTTTTCATTTTTGTTCCTCAACACTTTCAATTTGATAATCTATAAATTCTCTATAAGTATCATCTGGTAATCCTTTTGTTAAAAATATTTCTCTAGCTTGTTCTTCTGTTTCAGCAGAAATATCAAATTTTGTTGCACAACTTTCACTAATTAAAAATTCAAATTTTTTCATTATGCCCTACCACTTTCTTTATCCATTACTTTTTCCCAAACATTAATAAATCTTTCAATCCATTTAGTTTGTTTTTCAGTAATAGTTTCATTCCACAAAACTTCATCAGCACTTGTAAGAGGAGAAAGATTTTTATTTTCTTTTTTTTCTCCCCACCTATTATAAATATTAACTAATTTTTTCATTTTAATATCTCCCATATTTCATTTTTTGTTAGCACTTTTAAATCTCTATCTAATGTTACTAACTTTGTTGGCACTTTAGATTTAATTCGCATAACCATATCAATTGCTTTTCTTGTTGCATCTTTATCTAATGCCACTATTACTACTAAACTATCAGATATTATTCGCAAGGCTTCATTTGTTAAATGTGTTCCCATTAATGCAATGCCTGTATATTTATCTGATACAGCACAAGCACTAGCACAGTCCTCACACACTACTGACACACCACTATCTCCTATTACAAATGGATATTTACTTTTGTTATATCTATGCCACTTTGAACCATACTTTCCTAATCTTCTTCCAACAGCATCTACAATTTTGTTATTGTGTCTAACTAAAAATACAACTCTATCATTTTTAACATCATATAAAATGTTATCTAAGTTTTTTAAATATGCTGACCAACAATTATTATTTTGTAGATATAATTTTGCTCTATCATTTTTACTTATTGATACAAAATAATCTGGTACTTTATATTCTGTATCTACATTAATTTGTTCGGTGTTATTAATAGTAGCATTAAATATTTCTTTTGTTATTTTATTGTTATTAAAACCAGATATAGTACAATCAGCATGATAACAATTATATAATAATCGTGTTCCAGAATTTGTTACAGAAAAAGTGTTACTATGGTTACAGACAGGACAATCGCCTCGATGTGATTCTCCTATGTTTAAGTTTAAAGTATTTAAATATTCCTGTAGCATATAATGTACCCCCTGTGGCAAAGTAATGAAACTATAATTATCATATTGAGTAGGTATCGCAAGATAAAAAAAAAATAAAAAAAGTATTGCCATAGTAATTCAGTAGTCTATTTATATAATAATTAGTAGTAGGCATAAATATAACAGGTTTCTTAGTAACTGGTCATTGTTGAAATCAAGACGTTAAAAAAGGAAGGCTTACTAAGTGCTACTAAATGGCTTGGGTAGTGCCAAGAGGATTGTGTTTGATGTGTTCCCCAACATAAGAAACAGAG